CAGGCACATCACCGGCGTTGCCGATCCTGCCATATGGGACGCGAGCCACGGCATATCCATCGCCGAGGAGGCGGGCAGGCACGGGATACTGTTCACACCCGGCGACCATGAGCGCCTTGCGGGATGGATGCAGTGCCATTACCGGCTGCAATTCGACGACAACGGATACCCGATGATGTATGTGTTCGACAACTGCAAGGGGTTTATCCGCACGGTGCCGGGTCTGATGTATTCGGAAACCCGGCCCGAGGACCTGGACACCGAAGGCGAGGACCATATTGCCGACGAATGGCGGTACATGTGCATGTCGAGGCCGATAAAGCCCGTGGTAACCAGTGAACCCGAGGTTATCATGACCGGCGACCCGCTGAACCAGCTGAACGGGCGCAAGGGCATCATAGCGACACAAATCAGGATAAGAGGTGATTGACAATGCAGGAAGACATCAGAAGGCGCATGCAGGAGGCGCAGGCGCTTGCAGGACAGGCGGAACCGCTGCCCGGTGAACAGATCCAGGGCAACGAGACCGTGGGTTTTGTTCCGGTTGAGCGGGCGCTGCCCAAGCGCATGAACAAGGAACGCCTTCAGAAGGCCATGCAGGACCTTACCAAGTACAAAAACGGCAAGGCGATGCTTGAGAGCAGGATCATCGAGGTTGAGCAGTGGTGGAAGCTGCGACACTGGGAATGGATGCAGGAGCAGGGCAAGCGCGACGACATGAAGACCGGCAGCGCATGGCTGTTTAACGTCATCGTGTCCAAGCATGCCGACGGCATCCAGAGCATCCCTGAGGCCAACATCCTGCCGAGGGAGGAGGGCGACAAGCCCACGGCAAAGATGCTATCGAGCATCATCCCCTGCATTCTGGAGGAGAACGACTTCGATAGCGAATACAGCGCGATCCTCTGGCAGAAGCTCAAGGGCGGCACCGGCGCTTACGGCGTGTTCTGGGACAAGAGCAAGCACAACGGCCTTGGCGACATCGCCATCAAGAAGGTGAACCTTCTCAGGCTGTTCTGGGAGCCGGGTGTGAGCGATATTCAGGACAGCAAGCAGGTATTCCTGGTGGAGGCCGTGGATATCGAGCTTCTGAAGGGCCAGTATCCCGAGCTTGCCAACGAGAACCTGACCGGAAAAAGCCTGAGCGTGCGCAAATTCATCACTGAGGACCCCATCGACGAGACCAATAAGACCATGGTGGTGGATTGGTACTACCACAGGTACGAAAACGACAAAAAGGTGCTGCATTACTGCAAGTTTGTGGGCGAACATGTGCTGTATGCCACTGAGGATGACCCGATGCTTGCGGAACGCGGCCTTTATGACCATGCGATGTATCCGTTTGTACTTGATGCGTTGTTCCCCGTGGAGGGCAGCCCCTGCGGATTTGGATATGTGGACGTGTGTAAGAACGCCCAGGAGCAGATCGACATCCTGAATCAGGCCATCATCAAGAACAGCCTTGTGAACGCGATCCCGAGATACTTTGTGCGTTCCGACGGAAGCGTGAACGAAGCGGAGTTCATGGACTTCACCAAGCCCATTGTGCATGTGACGGGCAATCTGGGCGCGGACAGCGTGGTGCCTATCCAGCCGACCAGCCTTTCGCAGGTTCCCATCGCCGTGGTGAACAACAAGATCGGCGAACTGAAGGAGACCAGCGGCAACACCGACTCCTCCAACGGCATCACCCAGAACAGCTCCCAGGCGGCAAGCGCCATTGCGGCCCTTCAGGAGGCCAGCGGCAAGGTGTCCCGCGCCAGCACCCTGAGCGCATACCGCGCGTTTACCAAGGTGATCAATCAGGTGATCGAGCTCATACGGCAGTTCTACGACATGCCGAGGCAGTTCCGCATCACCGGCGAGGCAGGCGAGGAGCAGTTTGCATCCTTCAGCAATCAGGGTATGGTGCCCCAGCATCAGGGCATGGTAGCGGGTGTGGATATGGGTTTCAGGCTGCCGGTGTTCGACGTGAAGGTGAGCGCCCAGACCAAGACCGCATATACCAAGGCGGCCCAGAACGAGCTGGCGCTGGCGCTGTACAATCAGGGCGTATTTAATCCCCAGATGACCGACCAGGCGCTGATGCTGCTGGATATGATGGACTTCGACGGACGGGAGAAGCTCATGCAGAAGGTGCAGCAGAACGGGACCATGCTGCAGATGATGGCCCAGTACCAGCAGATCGCGCTTCAGCTTGCACAGAAGGTGGATCCCGCATATGCGGAACAGCTCGGCCAGACCATCATTGGCGGCGCACAGGCCATCGGAGCTATGCCTGCGGGCGGTGTTCCGAATACCAACCCCGATCCCGGCGGCAGCGCAGCCAAGATGGAAAAGGCCCGCGCACGCAGCCAGAACGCAAGCCAGCCGAACGCATGATTCGCGTGGTTATTGACGAAGCGGCGTGCAGCCTGACGGTGTGCGGACATGCGGAATATGCTGAGGCGGGGCAGGATATTGTATGCGCGGCTGCGTCGATACTGGTTTACACGCTGGCTGAACGGCTTAAAGCAATGGACAGACTCGACCATGCAGAGTTCAGACACGGATTCGCAAGTGTAGGCGCAACAGCCTGCAGCAATGCCGAGGCGGCGCTTGAGACCGTAGCATGCGGATTCGCACTGCTGGCTAAGAATTACCCCAACAACATAGATGTTGAGGGGGGTGACATTTCGCCCCTCAAGTTTGATACAATATAGGCATAGAGTCGTCCACTCACGGACAGAAGGAGAAAAACATGGAAAACACCAAATTCAACCTTCAGCTTTTCGCAGACGGCGGTGCAGCCGGTGGCGATGGCGGTGCAGCGGCAGCCGCAGCTGGGGACACGGGCGTAAAAGCACCCGACGCCGGGGTGCGCAGCAGAAAACGCGAGAATCCGCTGGCGAATGTGCAGTACGGCATTCAGCCGAACCGGGGCGCGGAGCAGGTCGCACCTGCGAATCAGGAGGCCGCAGCACAGGGAGAGGACACGGAGACCTTTGAAAGCCTGATCAAGGGCAAGTACAAGCAGGACTTTGACAGCCATGTGCAGGGCATCATTCAGCAGCGATTCAAGAAGAACGCCGACAATGAGGCGATGCTCGAAAGCTACAAGCCCCTGATGGAGGCTATGGGCAAGAAGTTCAACTGCGATCCCACGGACATCAAAGGGCTTATGAAGGCAATTACCCGAGACCCGGAGATGGTTTCGCAGATGGCGCTTGAAAGAGGCGTCAGCGAAGAGACGATGAACCAGATCCTTGATCTTGAGGAAAGAAGTCAGCGTCTTGATGAGATTGAGCGCCAGGACGCAGTGAACATGCGGATGCGACAGCATTACGACACTCTTGCCAGGCAGGCCGAGGCAGCGAAGGCGGCATACCCGGATTTCGATCTTGGAACCGAGATGAACAATCCCACGTTTGCAAGACTGACTGCGCCCGGTGTGGGCATTGATCCCAAGACCGCCTATGAGATCGTTCACCTGAACGAACTGAGGCAGATGCAGGCCCAGCAGCAGGCCGAGAAGATGGCAAAGGCCATTCAGGCCAACGGCGCACGGCCCACGGAAAATGGGCTGCGCGGCAACCAGACGGCCAGCACCGTGAAAACCGATCCCAGAACCTTGACCCGCGAGGACCGAGAGGAGATCCACCGCAGGGTAAGACGAGGGGAAAAGGTCGTATTCTGACCAAATCTCCTCGAAGACACAACGATAGTCACAGAGGAGGAAAATAAACTATGTTTGAAAACGGCATGAATATCCAGCTGTTTGGTGCGGGCGATCTCGTCAACGCCACCACCAATTATGTTAACAGCAACACCGGCGCGGTGACCCAGTTCAGCGGTACCAACACCCTGAGCCCCACCATGAAGACCTACTACGACACCGAGCTCCTGGAGAATTCCCGCAGCGAGCTGGTGTTTACCCAGTTCGGCCAGAAGGTACCCCTGCCCGCCAACAAGGGCCGCACCGTTGAATGGCGCAAGGCCAACACGCTGCCCGAAGCCGGCGCACTTCAGGAAGGCGTTATCCCCACCGGCGAGAAGCTGGGCATGACCACTATCACTGCATCCCTTAACCAGTACGGCATGTTCGTGGCCATCACCGACCTGCTCGACCTGCATGCAGTCGACCCCATCCTGCTGATCGCTACCGAGGAGCTGGGCGCATCCGCAGGCGAGACCAAGGACAAGCTGATCCGCGACCAGCTGATGACCGGCACCAACGTCATGTTCTGCGACACCGTGGACGACGGCGTTGCCACTCCCGTTACCGGCTATAACCAGATGTCCGCCGACAACAACCGCCTGACCCCCGACATGGTCAACCAGGCAGTCACCGCACTCAAAAAGAACAAGGCCCCCCGAATCAACGGCAAGTACGTTGCGGTTATCCATCCCTCCGTATCCTACGACCTGCGCAGCAGCGACGAATGGATCGAGGCCCACAAGTATTCCGCGACCACCGAAATCTTCAACGGCGAGATCGGCGAGCTGCACGGCGTAAGATTCGTAGAATCCACCAACGCAGCCATCCACGATGAGGGCGGCAAGAAGGTCTACAGCTCTCTGTTCTTCGGCAAGAATGCCTACGGCATCATCGACCCCGAGGGCGGCAGCATGGAAATGATCGTAAAGCCCAAGGAACAGGCCGGCGGCCCCCTGGAGCAGTACTCCACCGCAGGCTACAAGTTCGAGGACGCAACCAAGATCCTGTACCCCGAGCGCATGATCCGCGTTGAGAGCTGCAGCAAGTTCTCCGGCGTGGACGCAGCCAACTACACCGTATAATATCACCGGCATGGTGATAAATAACAGATAGGGGAGGCCATGCGCCTCCCCGGAAAGGAGCGAGCGCATGGCAAACACCAGAATCTCGGCACCCAATCCTATGGAGGAGATGGTGACCGTGCATATCCCCAAGGTATCCGGTGAGGACCGCATGTTTTATGTGGGCCTGAACGGCAAGGGATGGAACATTCCGCGCGGCAAGAACGTGCAGGTTCCCAAGCCTGTTGCCGATATCATTGAGAGGCACAACCTCGCAAATGAACGCGCCGACAAGTACATGGAGGAACGTCAGCGCATGATGAACATAGTACAGGGCGTATAAGCGCCCACCGCACAGGGCGGGGCAGGTCGCCCCGTCCTTTTTGTGTAGAATAGCGATAAAAAGGAGGCAACGACATGACGATAGGCAAGGCCATAGAGACCGTGGACAGGCTCAAGCCCAATAGATTCGAGAGGATCGACAAGGTGAGGTGGCTGAGCGAGCTGGACGCGCTGATCTGGCACGATCTGGTTGCGACCCATCACATGCCTGCGCCCTGTGCACAGGCGTTTGAGGGCTGGCTGGGCGTATGCGGGTCCAACGGTTTCGAGGGATATCCCGAGGATGTGGACGACGATACCGAGCTGATGGTGCGGTTTCCCCACGATAACCTATATCTGAGGTGGCTGGAAAGCCAGATCGACCTTCACAACATGGAGATCGACAAATACAACAATTCCCGCAACCTGTTCAACCATGCGTACCTGACGTATACGGACTGGTACAACCGGACGTACATGCCTGTGCAGGCAGGCAATTTCCGCTTCACCGAGGGACGAAAGGCGGGTGAGAAG